CCTTGCCATGTGGCGTACGGGTAGCGAGTCCGGCACCGAAGAACTGAAAAGCAACCTGCGCGCATCCAGCAATCACTTCGTGATAACCACGGGCAAGCCTGACCCTGAAGGTGTCGGCCTGACGCCCAGCTGAATACTCCTGGTGCTAAATGAAAAAGCCCGTACATGCTGCGGGCTTTTGGTTATAGGCCGCTCAGTCGAGCCAGTACATGGTCAACTCTGGTGATGATTTCTAGACGCTCTGGATGTTTGGCTTTCAGGCCGAGGCGGTTATCCAGCCACGCATTCAATTCGTAAAGCGTCACGCGAGCTACGCGAGGGTAGTCCTCTAGAGCGACTAACAAGCGCTGCCGAGCGCCGTCAGTGGGCTCGATATCTCTGGTCTGAATATATTGCGTAATGAAGCGCTCAATACAGCATTGCTCTGACGATGACAGATAGATCTGGTCTAGATTCGTTGAGCGGCTTGAAGCGGAAAGGGACATCCATGATTCCTTGCGTGTGCGGGTTGAAACTTCAGCTTCCGATGCGGTCGGGAAATGCAGGGAGAATAATACTTATGCCCATGCGTCGTGCGCGTATATCAGGGCGCCATCATCGACGAGCGGTATACGACTTTAGTCCAATTACTTGAAGTGATATGCCGCAGCCAGCGAATTTCAGGGCTGGCCGCTCACTCATTCATAGCCTTGTCCTGCTCGGGCTTTTAGTTTTCGGATCGACATCCATTGCCCGCTCGTAACGGGCTTCTTTATTCCCCTTGGCTGCCACCTGTCAGCCTTTTTTATTCTCGCTCCCCGCAAGGGAGGTCATCGGATGAAGCTCATGCCCGAAAAGAACCCGGACACGTGGGCCGCCATCTGGGTGGCCCTGAGCAATCCACTTTGGCAGGGCGCAATCATGGCGATCCTCATCTCCTTTCTGCGTGTCTTGTATGACGCGAAAGAGACCAGCAAGCGCCGGATCTTCTTCGAAGCGCTGATCTGCGGTGGATTGAGCCTGTCTGCCAGCAGCGTCATTGAGTGGATGGCCTGGCCTTCGAATCTGTCCGTAGCTGCCGGGGGCGCCATTGGCTTCCTTGGGGTTACGGCGATCCGGGAAATGGTTACTCGGTTCCTGGGTCGGAAAGTCGACTCGCTATAGCTCGCGACACGTTTCGCGAATCATCAAATTGTGTCGCGACATTGGAGAATCGAATGCAAGTTACTATTTCAGTGTTGGCCGGAAGCAGTCAGGAAGGTGGTCGAGTGGTGGGTCGCGCCATTGAGGGGCTTCGCGGATCTTACGCAGTGGAGTTCCTTAATGACGAGCGCTCGATCAATCGCGATGGATCGACTGTAACGCTCACCTACGATGTCACTCCTTTGAAAGCTGAGACTCGCAATGAGGGGCAGACAGTCAGCAAGCTGAAGATCGAGATCGATACCTCGGAAGTCGATGCGGCGCTTGAAAAGGTTGAGGCGCTTGGTAAGGCTTTCTGGGAGCCGCAGTTGTCGAGCGGCACCGTAAGCGTGGAGGCCGTTCAAGGCCTCACCACCGGTTACACCGTTGACCCACTGGAATCTGCTATTGAGCTGATCGTTCGGATGATGGATGAGCGCATGGCTAGCGACCGGTCGCCAAGCCTCAATGTAGGCGTGATGCTGATGGGGCATCTGGAAGAGCTGCTCGCCGAGCAACTAAGGCGGGTGACTGATCCGGATAGAGACGCGACCCTTGTTAGCCATCTCAACGAAATGACTCGCAAGCTTCAGTCGCTGATCGATGTCAAAGCTTCAACCGCGCCATGACCAAGAAGAACTGGTCCATCTCAACCCCCGGCTACGCACCATTCCCGATGCTTACCCTTGACGACGCGCTCCATCACGCTGGGGCGCTGGCTTGGGCGAGGTCGATCTGGCCGCTTTGTACCGTCGAATGATTCATTGAACGACGTTCGAATGCATTGAATGAATCGTTGCGAAAACCAACCCCATGAATGAGGCTTCCAATGGCCCAATGCGGCGCATCAAAGCGCAGCAACGGGGAACCATGTAAGCGTCACGCAGTACCGGGTTCCTCTCGCTGCAAGCTACACGGCGGCAAGAGCACAGGCCCCAAAGAACAAAGGGGCAACAAGAACGCCGCCAAGCCCGGCTCCATCTACAGCCAGTTCCTCACCGATGAAGAGAACGACCTGCTCGCCAGCATTGAGCTGGGGCGCGTAGACGATGAACTGCGCCTGACACGCATTCGATTGATGCGGGCGCTGTCCAGGGAGAACGAGTTCGGTAATGAGTTGGAGATCGACAGCGAGAAGATCGAAGACGGGGAGAAGGCGACCACCAGCAAGGTGCGCGATTACTCAGCTTTGATCGATCGCCTCACTGCGAGGGTGGAGAGCCTGGAGCGAACCAAGGAAGACCTTGAGACGCGCCGACTGACCAACGAGAAGCTGCGCCGCGAACTGGAAGACCCGAACAAGGGCCTGCCCGAGCCCAAGCAAGTCATCATCGGGGTAGAAGATGCAAGCGACCCTGAAGCTGAATAAGCCGCAGTTTGATTTCATCAGTCACCCCAAGAAGTTTTCAGCGTTCGTCGGCGGCTACCGTAGCGGCAAGACGTTCGTGGGTTGCGTACGGATGTGCATCAACGCACTGGAGCACCCCGGCATTCCGCAAGGCTACTTCGCGCCGACCTATCCGCAGATCGCCGACATCTTCTACGACACCATGCCGGTGGTCGCGGAGGCGTTTGGCCTGTTCGCTGACATCGTGCCGAGCAAGAAGCGGGTCTACCTGCGCGATAACCGAGGCCGATGCCTGTCGACGATCGTCTGCAAGAGCATGGAGCACCCGCACCGCATCGTCGGCTTCAACATCGCGCATGCCCTGGTCGATGAGATCGACTGCATGCCGATCAAGAAGGCCGACAGCGCCTGGAAGAAGATCATCGCGCGGATGTCCACCGTCTGGCCGGGTCGGGACGAGAACACCATCGACGTGACGACCACGCCGGAGGGGTTCAACTGGGTGTATCGCAAGTTTGTCAGGGAGCTGGCTGAAGATCCTGAGCAGCGCCCGCTGTACGGGATCGTCCACGCCAGCACGCGGCAGAACGCCAAGAACCTGCCGAAGGACTACATCTCGTCCCTGCGCAAGTCGTACCCGGCCAATCTGGTGGATGCGTACATCGATGGCCTGTTCGTCAACCTGACCTCCGGCAACGTCTACCCGAACTTCTGCCGCCGCCTGAACCACACCAGCGAAACCATTCGCCCGGGTGAGGCGCTGCACATCGGCATGGACTTCAACATCAACCGGATGGCTGCCTGCGTGTTCGTCCTTCGGGGCGGCCAGGCCATGCAGCTGGACGAGATCACCAAGCTGTTTGATACGCCAGCCATGGTCGCAGCGATCAAGGCGCGATACGCGGGTCGCAGCATCACCGTGTACCCGGATGCCAGCGGCAAGAACCGCAAGAGCGTGAACGGCTCCGAGTCGGATCACGCGCTGCTTCGGCAGGCCGGCTTCAACGTCCAAGTGAACCCGTCCAACCCGTTCGTGCGTGACCGGGTGCTGGCCGTGAATGCCCAGTTCCTGAATGGGGAGGGCGAGCGCCGGCTTCTGATCAACACCGACAAGTGCCCTCACACCACGCAGGTGCTGGAGCAGCAGGCCTACAACGATCAGGGCGACCCCGCAAAAGACGGCACAGAAGACCCGGCAGATGCGTTCGGTTACTTCGTCGTGCAGCGCTTCCCGATCATTCACAACATCGCCACCGTGCAATCCTTGAGAATTTAGCCATGAGCAATGACCCATTCGCCGTATCTGATGCGATGCAGGAGATGCGCACTGAGTGGGCCATCACTGAGCCCTTGATGGGTGGCACGCTTGCGATGCGCAAAGCTGGCAAGGCACTCCTACCCAAGCATCCAGCCGAAGAGGATACGGCCTACAGTGAGCGCCTGAGCGTTGCCACACTGTTTCCGGCTTACTCGGAAACGGTCGGCTCGATGACGGATCGCGTGTTCGCCGAGCCGATTCAGCTGGGTGAGGACGTACCGCCAGAGCTTCAGAAGTTCGCAGCCGACATCGATCGCCAGCGCAATGACCTGAATGCATGGGGGGTGAACTGGTTTCGGGTTGGCCTCTCCCATGGTCTGTGTCACGCCCTGGTCGAGTACCCCAAAGCTGAAGGTGTTCGCACCAAGGCTGAAGAGGAAGCAGCAGGCCTTCGCCCTTACGTCGTCATGGTTCACCCAATGCAGATCCTCGGCTGGCGTGATGACGGAACCAAGCTGACCCAGGTCCGCTACATCGAAACTGTGACCGAGTCTGATGGCGACTTCGGCTCAGTCACTGTCGAGCAGGTCCGAGTGCTGGAGCCTGGCACCTGGAAGATCTATCGCCGCAGCAAAGACGGCACCGTTCTCCATGATAAGGGCGTGACCAGTCTGGGCGTTATCCCGTTGGTGACGTTCTATTCCAAGCGCACAGGGTTGATGCGGGGTAAGCCTCTGCTGATGGAGCTGGCCCACCTGAACATCAAGCATTGGCAGAGCCAGAGCGATCAGGACAACATTTTGCACGTCGCCCGCGTGCCGATGCTGGCGGTGATTGGACCGAGCCAGTCCTATGACAAAGACGGAAACCAGTTGCCGTTTAAACTCGTCGTTGGCACCGGAGCCGCCACCGTGCTGCCGGCAAACTCCGACATGAAGTACGTCGAGCACACGGGGAAAGCTATTGATGCTGGCCGCCAGTCCCTGCAAGACCTCATCGATGAAATGCGCATGGCCGGTGCCAAGCTGCTGCGCAAGGATCAGGCCGGCACCAAGACGGCCACGCAGGCGCAGGAAGATGCGAGCCAAGAGACAAGCCCGCTGATGCGGATGGCTCATCACTTCGCTGACTGCGTCGCCCAGGTGTTTCAGCTGATGGCTGACTATCGAGGCCTGCCGGAAGGTGGTCACGTCGAAATCAAAGGCAACTTCGATATCGACTACGCACCTGAAACCAGCATCCCAAGCCTGATCACCATGACCAATGCCGGCTTACTGAGCAAGGAGACGCTGTTCTCCGAAATGCAGCGCCGCGGCGTTATCAGCGACGAGTTGGATTGGGAACTGGAGAAAGACCGGTTGGAATTACAGGGGCCGGCACTGGGGGCTATGTAAATGGCGACGGTCAACGAGCAACTTCAGTCGGCATCGATTGGTCACGCCGTGGACCTGCAGCACCTCAGTAACGCCGAGGTGCGCAAAATCATGGCGCTGCTCAACAGTGTCGACGCCGACCTTCGGGCGCAGTTGATTGCTGCGATC